GATGTGCCGTGGCATTACATCGACCCCGGAAAGCCGCAGCAGAACGCCTACATCGAGTCTTTCAACGGCAGCCTGCGCGACGAGCTGCTGAACGAGGAGATATTTGACACCCTGGACGATGCCCGCCGGAAGCTGGCCCTTTGGCGCTACGACTACAACACCATCAGGCCGCACTCGTCACTCGGAAACCGGACGCCGCTGCAAGCGCGCCGAGCGCTTGAGCAAATCGACGGCTCCGCGCCCGGCGCGCTTGCCCAAACCGAAACCGAAGACTATCAAACCCAAACCCGCAGACTCTCGTTATGAATGAGGGACCAGCGGGGGGCAGGTCAGTACCGCCGCAGACCTAGCCGAGCGCGGTACGATAGGGATCTATCCCATCTCCGGCTGGTGGAAGGATCAGCCCAAACGAGATCGAAGCGAACTTGGCGTTCGTTACTCGCTCATTGTCACAATAGAAACCGAGGCCGAAGAATTCGATATCTGGACACCGGTCGCCCAGGAGGTTGGCGTCCCGGAACTGGAAGCAGAAGTGGAATTGTAGCGTCCGCGCATAACTTCTCCGCTTCTTGCTTCCACAGTGCTTCCACGGGGGCTGGAAACGCAAACGCCGCCCTGACGGGCGGCGTGTAAGCGTTTGATAACGCGTATGGATTTGGTTGCGGGGGTAGGATTTGAACCTACGACCTTCAGGTTATGAGACCGCTGGTCGATATAACGTAAGCGGCACTACTCGCGTATTTTCAAATACTTGTGCGCCTGTCGCACAAAACGCTAAACCGAGCGCCAACGTAGCGCCAACAACGCCGGTGCCGCCGAGCGTTCCCCATATGTGTTCGGTCTGTTCCGGCTGCGCAGGCGCCCGGCATTCGTTCGCCAAGTGCTCAGCCGCAGCAAAGGGTTTCCCGTAACGTTGCGCCAAGATTGAAAACGGTGCGCGACATCCACGTTCGAAAGCGCCTTCCTTCAGGCCGCCCATCGCGCCGAAAGCGCCTCGGCCTGCTGAAGAACGGTTCGTATCGCAGCATCCTGCAGATCCGGCGGGTATCCATATTTCCGCAGAATGCGTTTCACCAGAACCCGCATTCGCGCCCTGGCGGATTCGCGATGGGACCAGTCGACAGTCACGTGCGACTTGAGGCTCTCGAGAAGCTCGTGCGCAATCAGCTTCAGCGAGTCGTTCCCGAGGACCTCGACCGCGCTCTCATTCGTAGCAAGAGCGTCATAGAACGCGATCTCTTCCTCGGTCAGACCTTCTTCCTCGCCCCTCTTCCTGGCCTCTCGAATGTCATGCGCGAGTTCGATCAGCTCCTGAAGAACCTCGACAGTGCTGATCGCATTCGTGTGGTACCGCGCAACGGCCTGCTCCAGCCGCTCGGAAAACTTCTTGCTCTCGACGACGTTTGACCGTGCACGGGATCGGATCTCGTCGTTGAGCAGCTTCTTGAGCGCCTCAAGCGCGAGGTTCTTCTGTTCCATCTGCCGGACTTCCGCCAGAAAATCATCCGAAAGTATCGAGATGTCCGGCGACTTGAGCCCCGCGGCCGAGAGAATATCCACGATTTCTGTCGAAACCACGGACCTGTCGATGATCTGCTGAACGGCAAGGCGCTTGTCAGCCGCCGAGCCACCTGTCCCTTGCGTGGCCTTTACAAGCGCTGCCCGAACCGCCTGGAAGAAACCGACATCATCGCGAATGCGCTGGGCCTCTTCGCTGGCCGCTGCCAAGGCAAACGCTTTCGATAACGCAAGGACGTCGTCCTGGTATCGGCGCAGGGCTTTCTTTCTTGCATCTTCGTCCGCCTCCCTGGCGGCTGCCGCGTGCTGGCGCTCCAGGATCCAGTTCATTGCTGCCGCAAGCGTCCGGAGGCGATCTGACGGTTCCCCCTTCAAGGCTTGGCTGTAATCGAACCCATGGAAGTGATCCTGAACGATCTCGTAGCGCTTCAGCATTTCCGCTACCGCCTCGGCCTCGTCGATGCCGGCCTGGCGCCGGTCGCTCTCGGAATACTGGCCCAGCGCGTTCTTCAGGCTTTGGGCGATCCCGATGTAATCCACCACGAGACCGGCGGGTTTGTCGCGGAAGACGCGGTTCACCCGAGCGATGGCCTGCATCAACCCGTGCCCCTGCATCGGCTTGTCGATGTACATTGTGTGCATCGACGGTGCGTCGAAGCCGGTCAGCCACATGTCGCGAACGATCACCAGTTTCAGCGGGTCGTCCGGATCCTTGGCGCGCTTCGCGATCAGATCCCTCCGCGCCTTGTTGCCGATGTGTGGTTGCCACTCCGCCGGGTCTGATGCCGCCCCCGTCATCACGATCTTGATGACGCCGGTATTGTCATCGTCGGAATGCCACTCGGGACGAAGCGCCACGATCTCGTTGTAAAGCGCGACGCAGATTCGCCGGCTCATGCAGACGATCATGCCCTTGCCATCAAGCGCGGCGAGCCGCCGCTCGAAATGCTCGACGATATCCGCCGCGACCAATTTCAGGCGCTTCTCGGCTCCAACCAGCGCCTCGACGTTTGACCATTTCTGCTTGAGCTTCTCCTGCTCGGTCAGGTCCTCGTCTTCCGTCAGCGCCTCGATCTCGGCATCAATCCGCGGCTTCTCCTCCTCGGGCAGCTCGATGCGGGCCAGGCGGCTTTCGTAGTAGATCGGTACCGTCGCTCCATCCTCGACCGCGCGGGTGATGTCGTAGATGTCGATGTAGTCGCCAAAGACGGCCGGCGTATTCACGTCGTCCTTTTCGATCGGCGTTCCGGTGAAGCCGATGAAAGACGCGTTGGGCAGCGCATCTCGGAGGAGTTTCGCGAAACCATAGGTGCGCTTGCCTGTCTTGGGGTCGATCTTTGCCCGGAATCCGTAATGGCTCCGGTGGGCCTCGTCAGCAATCACGACCACATTGCGCCGGTCGGTCATCTTCCCTTCAGACAGCTTCTGCAGGGTCGTGAAGATGATCCCGCCGGAGATGCGGTTCAGGACCTGTTGCAGATGCTCGCGGCTCTCCGCCTGCTCGGGCGTCTGGCGGATCAGGTCGCGGCACATGGAAAAGGTCTGAAACAGCTGATCGTCGAGATCGTTGCGATCGGTCAGCACGACGATGGTCGGGTTCTCCATCTGCGGGTGCCGCACCAACTGGCCCGCGAAGAACGCCATGAGCAGGCTCTTCCCCGAACCTTGCGTGTGCCAGATCACCCCGGCCTTGCGGTCGCCATCGACGGCGGTTGCGCGCAGCGTGCTTTGAACCGCCTTCTTGACCGCGTGAAACTGGTGATAGCCGGCGATGATCTTGACGATGCCCGAGCCGGTGTCGCCGAACACCGTGAAGTCGCGGATAAGCTCCAGGAAGCGCTGCCTCTCGAAGACGCCCTCGATCAGCACGTCCATCTCGGGGCTGCCCTTCGGCGCCACCTCGCGCCCGTCGGTGGTGCGCCAGGGCATGAAGCGCTCCTCGTTGGCGGTGAGCGACCCGACCCGCGCCAGGGTGCCGTCGGACGTCACCAGCACCGCGTTGGTCCGAAAGAGCGAGGGAATCTCGGCCTTGTAGGTCTGCAACTGATTGTAGGCAGTGGTGAGCGTTGCCGTCTCCGCGCCCGGGTTCTTCAGCTCGATCACCGCGAGCGGCAGGCCGTTCACAAAGACCACCACATCGGGCCGACGGTTGCGGCCATTCTCGATCACGACCATCTGATCGACGACCAGCCAGTCATTGGCGTCCGGGTCGTCGAAATCAACCAAGCGCACCTTGTCGCCGCGAATGGTGCCGTCCTCGGCGTGGAACTCCACGTCCACACCCTCGACAATCAGCCGGTGAAGCCTGCGGTTTTCCTCGACCAGCGAAGCGCTTTCCGACCCCAGAACCTGCTTGATGGCCTCCTCGCGCGCCTCTGGCGGAATGTGGGGGTTCAGCCGTTCGACCGCCGCTTCCAGACGTCCACGCAGGATGACATCATCATAGGCCGCTCGCTCGGGCGCCGTTCCGTCCGGGCCAATGACGGTGTCGGGCGCATTCGCATACCCGAGCTCACTGAACTTGGCGATCAGGGTCTTTTCGATGTCGTCTTCGGTGAGGAAAGTCATGAATATTTCCGGCCTCAAATCTTAAACTTCTACTTTTCAGCGCCTCCGTATCTGGGACGGCCTCCTACCAGCGCGTCGGCTTGTGGAACTGTCCCTTCGCATCCTGCATCGTGTTGGGGAACTGTGAGTTCTTGAGGACGCCGGGTCTGATCTGCTTGATGAAATGCGCGTATGGCTTCAACGCCCGGCTCACACGCTTCTGGGGGTTGAGGATCCCGATTGTCTTTCCGAACCGGTTCCGAACAACCGAGATCGGCTCCTTCAGGTCGCTGTCGTTGCTGACGATCACCGCCACGTCGAAGGCATCGTCAAACGCGTCGACCAGCAGGTAAGTTGCGAGGTTGACGTCAGAGCCCTTTTCCTCGGTCTTCATGACCTGACGCCCGGTGTAGCGCCCGTTTTTCCAGTCGGCGGCGTCGGGCATGGTCACTTCATGGGTCAGGAAATGGCCAAGATGGATGCTGACCTGCGGAAGCGTTCGCAGGGCGCGGAAATACGTCTGCTGGCGGGTGGGCTGATCGGGGTCATGCGGCGTGCCGCTGACCTGCGCAGTGAAGTAGCGGATCGCCCGGATGTCGTTCTGCGGCAGGAGCGCGCAGCAAAGCGCATGGATATTCAACCACTTGTAGGGCGTGCGCTTGAGGCAGCCGTAGTAGAGGTTGTAGCCGTCGATGTAGACGTGGGTTCTCATGCGAACCCCCGAAAAAGCAGCAGCGGCCACTGGGGCCGCCGCGCGCCCCGGCACCGAAGCGCCGAGGGTGATCTGTCACCATATGTGGTCGATTTGACGATACTGTCAAGAGTCATGATCTGCCAAATGCAACGCACGTTGTCTCCTGGGTATCTCATCACAGCGCCTCCTCCACGATCTTTTCGGCCTCGGCCACGCGGAGCTCGCCGGACATGAGCCTGGGCAGCAGCAGGTCGCGGGTCTGGGCGAGGGTGCGGGATTCGCGTTCGTTGGCGATGATGCGTTCGAGCATTGGCGATACGATCGCATCGAAGGCAGACCGCGCCGGTTCGGACGGAACGACCACAGGGAGTGGACGGAAGTTCTTCTTGCTGATTTCCTGAAAGGTCGAGCCATTGGCGTTGCCTTTGATCTCGTCCATGAAAGCATGGAGCCATTGCCAGACAAACTCTTTTGAAAGCCGGCCCTCGCACTTCAACGCGATGAATCCCTGGTTGACCGCAACTGGCACGGCGGCAATTGCAACATAACCGATTGGCGCGCGTGACGAGAGGAGGACGGTTCCTTCGGGCAACAGGCCCGAACTGATCTTTTCGAGGCCAGCCTCCGTGATGGTGCGGCTTGTCTCCAGCAGGACCGGTGCCTTCAAGGACGACAAATCCTTGGGGGTGGCCCAATTGATGTTTCCGCCCCAGTAGGCGGGCTCTTTGGTGCTCGGTGTCGAACCGCCGACGGCCGTTGCTTCCTTGCCGATCTCCGACATCTCCCACCCCTCCGGTTTGCCCTCATCATCCAGCCGGTCGGGGAAGAGGGACCAGATTTCGGGGGCGAGGTAGGGGGGGCGGCCTTGCATTTTGGCGCGGGTGGGGCCGAAATCCACGAACCAGTCGCGAAACAGCGCCCGCGCCATGGCCTCGAGCGTGGCGTTCATCTTCCGGTTCAGCTCGATCTTGTCGTCGAGGGCGGAGAGTACACCGGCAATGGCGCGTTGTTCGGGGAGCGGGGGAACAACAATGGGGCACGCAGCAAGAATGGAAGTGTTGAGGTTAGGCATCGTCGCCCCGTGCGCGTGGCGCACGATCCATTCCCGCGCTTCGGGTGTTCCCAAGTAGAATGCGACGAAAGCGGGGTCCGCAGGGCCGTCGCCGAGCCGCACACGCAAACAACCGGTTCCGCAGAGCCAGCCATCTTCCGAGGAACGGATCAAAGCGCGTCTCTCAACGTCGCCACGTCGGCTATACACGATGTCGCCCGGCTCGACGCGGTACTTCGAAAGGCGAATCGCATCTTCTTCGGAAATGCGGGCAATTCCGTCTGCGACGATTCGGTTGTCGCCAATGTTCTGCGGCATTATCGAAGGGATACCGACGGGGACGTAGTCGGAGGCGTGAAGTTGGCTGCCGAAAGGCCCCGTCTGGATTCCTCCGCCCCCTGCTTCGCAGATTTCGCCCAACAAGCATCGCTTCCAGCCGGCAGGCAAACTGGAGGCAAGTTTCCCCCCCGTCATCGTGCAAGAACCCCCGCCAGTCGCTCGCGAATGACGCCGGTCAGCCGGTCGGCCTCGGCGAACTGCTCTTCCAACTCCGCCTGCAATTCGGCGAAGCGTTCGGGGAAGGGCGTGTCGTCCTCCTCGGCCGCCTCGACGCCCACATAGCGGCCCGGGGTCAGCACGTGGCCGTGCGCCCGCACTTCCTCGATGCTGGCCGATTTGCAGAAGCCCGGGATGTCCTCGTAGCCCGCGCCCTCGCGCCAGCGGTGGTAGGTGCCGGCGATCTTCTCGATGTCCTCGTCCGAGAACTCGCGCCGCGTGCGGTCCACCATGTGGCCCAACTTGCGCGCGTCGATGAACAGGATCTCGCCGCGCCGGTCGCGCAGCTTGCGGTCGCGCGCGATGCCGTTCGACTTGTCGCGCGCCAGGAACCACAGGCAGACCGGGATCTGGGTTGAATAGAACAGCTGCCCCGGCAGGGCGATCATGCAGTCGACGACTTCGCCCTCGATCATCGCCTTGCGGATCTCGCCCTCGCCCGACTGGGTGGAGGACATCGAGCCGTTGGCCAGCACCACGCCCGCCGTGCCGGTGGGCGAGAGGTGGTGCAGGATGTGCTGGAGCCAGGCGAAGTTGGCGTTGCCCCTGGGCGGCACGCCATATTTCCAGCGCGGATCGTCGCGCAGGCGCTCGCCGCCCCAGTCGGAGACGTTGAAGGGCGGGTTGGCGAGGATGAAGTCGGCCTTGAGGCTGGGGAACTCGTCCTTGTGGAAGGAGCCCTCGGCGTTCCAGCGGATGTCGGCGTCGATCCCGCGCACGGCAAGGTTCATCCGGCACAGCCGCCAGGTGGTGTGGTTGCTCTCCTGTCCGTAGATGGCGATGTCGCCGATGCGGCCGCCATGGGCCTCGACGAAGCGTTCGGACTGCACGAACATGCCGCCCGAGCCGCAGCAGGGGTCATAGACGCGGCCCTTGTAGGGCTGGAGCATCTCGACCATCGTTTTCACGACCGAGCGGGGGGTGTAGAACTCGCCCCCGCGCTTGCCTTCGGAGCCGGCGAACTCCTTGAGGAAGTATTCGTAGACGCGGCCGAAGAGGTCGCGCTCCTGCCCCTTCTCGGTGCGGGTGGAGATGTTGGCGATGAGGTCGATCAGTTCGCCCAGCATGATCGCCGAGAGCGCGGGGCGGGCATAGTCCTTGGGCAGCACGCCCTTGAGCGATGGGTTGTCCTTTTCGATCGCCAGCATGGCGTCGTCGATGATCTTGCCGATGGTGGGCTGTTTCGCACTGGCCTGGAGGTGGGACCAGCGCGCCTCCTTCGGCACCCAGAAGATGTTGTCGGCGAGGTATTCGTCGCGGTCCTCGGCGCCCTCGGGGTATTCCGCCATCAGCTCGGCGTGCTTGGCCTCGAAGCTTTCCGAGATGTGGCGCAGGAAGATCAGGCCGAGGACGACGTGCTTGTAGTCCGACGGCTCCATGTTGCCGCGCAGCTTGTCGGCGGCCTTGAACAGCTCTGCCTCGATGCCCAGGGGCGCGTTGTTGTTCGTTGCCATCACTCCTCGCCTTCCAGTCGGGATGGGGCGACCTTGTTGCCGGTCAGCCTTTCGTATTCTTCGACGGACAGGACCACGACGACCGGGCGCCCGTGTTTCTCGACCACCACCGGCTCGGCGCGGGCGAGGTCGATCAGACGGCCGAAGTTGTACTTGGCGTCGCGGGCGGAAAGTGCGGTCATGGGTGGTCCTCCCATGACGAGAAGTGGCCGAAATGGCCATTGGAATCAATCCTGAATTGAACTTGTGGTCATCGCTGGTGTCAGGGCACGCACTGCCCGGCTCCCACGCGCAGGGCGTGATAATCCCCCAACATCTCCTCGATTGCCGACCCCTCGGGCAATCGCTCGAGCTCCTCGGCCGCGCGCGCCTGGAATTCGCGTTCGTACTCCGGGAGCGGCAGGCAGCCACACGGCGCCGGGCCGTCAGAACCGCCCCGCGCGCAGGCGGCGAGCAAGCTCGTCGCGAGAACGAGGGCGGCGTGTCCTGGCCTCGAGCATTCGGCGTTGCGCGGCATTGATATTCTCCATCTGTTCGAGGCGTTCGGCGAGACGCCCGGCACGCTCGGCCGAGCGCCGGAAGGCGGCGAGGAAGAGGCCCACGGTGAGCGCGATGGCGGCCCATCTCGCGATGGCGGCGCCGAGCCTTGAGCCGGCAAGCCAGGAAAGAGCGCCACCCATCAACGGCGCCCCTTCCGCCAGTCCTCCCAGCGGGCGTAGATCATGAGTGCGATCCCGCCCAGCGCGCAGGCCAGGAACGCCCAGCGCAGCGTGTCGAGCCAGGGCACGAGCGGCTGCACCGCCGATTGCGTGTCGGCCAGCGTCTGTTGCAGGAGATCGACGCCGGCGGCGCCCGTGGTGGCAACGCCCGCAACACCGCCGCCCTTCATTGTGCGGCTGTCGGCGAGGCTCTCGCGGAGGCGGGGAGGCTCCTCGGCGAAACGGCTGCTCCTTTCGGGAAACCGCTCGCCCCATTGGCGCACGGGGCCGATGTCGATGTGCATGAAGTTCTGGCGGGGATAGAATCCGAAGCCGGTGAAGCCCGCCTCCCGCGCCGCCGCCTCGAAGGCGTGCGGGTCGTGGTTCGCCATCGAGATGTCGAAGGCCGCGCCGAGAAGATGCTGCGAACGCGGGGCGCCGGCGACCTTCCGGTTGTAGTCCGGGCTGCGATAGGCGGAGTGGACAATGATCGGGCGCGCGAGCCGGTCGCGCAGCGCCTGCAGCCGGTCGAGCGCCGCCTCGTTGACGCGGATGGTCCCGTCGCCGCGGCAGGCGATTTCCTCGGGGCTGAAGTTGGGCCAGCGCCAGAGGCCGGCGGGCACGTCGCGCCAATGCGCGAAGTCATGGATCGGCATTTCTTGTTCTCCAATGAAAAACCCGCCTTGCGGCGGGCTGGTGGCCGGGTGCGAGGCGCGGCGCTCAGCCGAAAAGCTTCAGCCGAACGGCGATGCCCGCGATGAGGGCGACGAGCAGGCCCGTCGTGATAACGCGCACCGTGGTCTGCCAGGCGGTGCGGCGCGCCATGCGCAGGGCTGCGAGCAATGTGCGCAGGTCGCGAATGTCGATGGCGGCGTCCTCGCCCTCGAGGCCGACATCGGCGAGCGCGCGGCGGGCGCCCCGCTCGGCGGCACGGGCGAGAATTTCCTCGAACTCGTCCACGGGCATGCGGACAAAGCCCTGTTCGGATCTGGGAGGTGTCATGACGGCCTCAGTCTGGCGGGGTGAACGCGAAGGCATGGATGGCGATGCGCACCGCGCCGTCGGTGAAGTCGCCGCCGTTGGCGGTGAGGACGATGGGCGTGTCGACCCAGAAGGCCTCTGGCCAGATGATGCCGAGGTTGGAAGCGCCGGTGGCGGTGCTGAGGGAGCCGCCGAACTTCGCGGGGCTGCCAATGATGCCGCAGTCGTAGCTGGTGGCGCCGGTGATCGCGCTGGTGGTGCGGGTCGAGACGCACAGCGCGATGGCGCGCGCGGGAATGACGATGCTCGAGGTAACGGTCGGGCCCGCGAGGTTCGTCAGTGTCTCCTCGGCGACGGTGAGGCGCGTCGCCGCGCCGTTCGGGCTCAGCGCGAGGGTGACGTCTGTGCTCCGCGTCACCAGCCCGAGCGCGGCCTCGAGCGTGATCCACGCGCCGCCCGATCTCACGATAAGCGCCGCCTCGTCCTCGACCCAGACGCGCCAGCCTTCGCGGGCGTGCAGGCGCAGCCACGCACCGCCGGAGAACATCGCCACGTCGCCATCCCAGCCAGCCCATGCGCCGGAGGCACCGGCGGCGACGATGTAGCGGTCGCCCTCGGCGGGGCTCGCGGGTGGCGCACTCAGATCCCGGTCCTTGACGGAAAGCTGCACGAGGCCGTCGAGCAGATCGAGCGACTGGTTGTGGGTGACGTGCTTCTGCGCCTGCGCGGCGGCGATGTGGGGCAGCGCGAGGTTCGGGGTGGTCATGTGGGCCTCATGCGATGGTGATTGTAGCCTCGGCAGGCATGCCGCGACCGAGCGAGGGTGAGTTCTGGGCGACACCGATGGTCAGCGCGGCGCCCGGCGCCAGTGCTGCGCCCCAGTCGGCCACCTGGTCGGCGGCGCTGTAGGTGACCGTGGCCGTGCCCGCCGTCAGCGTCCGCTTCACGGTCACGCCGTCGAGGATGTCGATCTCCCAGGCCTCGGGTTGATCGAGGAGCGGCACCTCGGCAGCTTCCCAGCTGTCGGCGGCCGGATCGCGGGAGCGGCGGGTCCAGCTGAGAGTGATGTCGCCTGACGGCTCGGCCTTCGCCGCCAGATGCACCGGCGCGAAGGGGCGGAGCGAGGCACCCGATGGCGTCACGGATAGGACTGTGTAACTCGGGTCCGACACGGGCCGCGTGGCCGGTCCCACCGCGAGGTTCCACGGCAAGGCGATCTCGCCGGCGGTGAAGGGCAGTTCAGTGACGGCCGCATCCAGCACCACGACCCGCGCCCCGGCCGGGGCGGGATTGCCGATGGCATGTTCGGTCCCCCGCTGGCCGCGCAGGAGCGTGGTCAGGCGATAGCGGCCTGGGGCGATAAGCGTGACGTCACGGGCCTGCAGGATCTCCCATGTGCCCGGCGCGCACTCCACGGCAAAGGCGTTGGCACCTGCGAACAGCTGCAGATCGGTGATGCTCTCAAGCTGGCCCCACAGCAGGTCGATCTCGAGCACCGTGCCCCGATCCCACCGCCAGGTCGGCCCCGACGGCAGATCGGCGGCCAGCGTGCCGATCCGCGCCCGGCGGGTGATGGTGGCGAAGCTCGTCCAGCCCGATGTCTCGGGACTGCGAAGAACGGCAACCGTGCCCGGCCAGGGATCGGCGTCAACCGCAATGAGCGGTCGCGGTGGCGTGTGTGCGCTGGTCAGTTGCGGAAGGTCGAGGATCGCCACCTGCGGCGCGCCAAGCGGCACGGAGCGGGCGACGGCGGCGGTGCGCTGGGCCCCCGGCGGCAGGTCGTAAACCTCGCGGTCCTGTCGGGTCGCCTCGATGCGGCGGGCAACCCCATCGGCGATGCGCATGAGGCGGAACTCGGCGGTCGTACCGTCCTGGAACACCACCACGTCGCCCGGATCGAGGGCGAGGCGCGAGGGCGGAAGGGCAAAATTCGCCCGTTCGCGCGCGGTCCATGTTTCCATCAAAGCGCGGCGGCAGCGGCGTTCGGCCTCCTCGGGGGCGACGGCGACGGGGAAGCTCTCGGCGGTCACCCGCACCGCGCCGGTGGTGATGCGGCGGGCTTCGACGAGGGCGCTGTCATAGTCCTCGTCGGCGCGCGCCACGCTCCAGCGCAGCACCTGCGGCAGTTCGGTCTCCTGGCCGCGCGTGCGCTCGATGTCCTCCGCCTCGCCCGCGACGAGATCGCCGGGCGTGATGGTGGCGACCGGCGCCGTCCCCCGCATGCGGAAGCGGATCACGCCTTCGCTCTCGACAGCATCGAAGCCGAAGTGGCGAGCCAGCATCGAGATCGTCGCGCGCGGGCTCTCGATGGCCGGGATCACCAGCCCCTCGACCGCGCCCCAGAGGCCGGAGACGTCGATGTGGGCGGCATCCATGCCGGCAGAAAGGCAGAGATGCCGCACGAGAGCGGCGAGCGACACTGCGCCGAGGCGTCCCGTGAGCCAGTGGCCGAGCTGCCAATTCGCGCCATCCGACCAGACGTCAGTGAGGGCCGGGAAGAACGGATACGGCCGCGCGTCCCACGTCCAGGCAGCGCATTCCGCCACCTCCAGCATGGGCGCGCCATAGACGCTCGAGACGGGATTGTTCGCGGGATCGGCCCAGTAGAGCGCGGTCGCCTCGAGATAGGCCCGCTGGATCGCGTCGTCCCGCCACCCCCGCGAGAAGTAAGGTGCGGCACTCTCGGATGACTTCGGGTCGTAAAAGACGTTCGGCTGGTTCGTGCCGCGATCGATGGCCGGGCAGCCGAACTCGGTGAAGCGGATGGGCTTCGACTCCGGCACCCATCCGGTGCTGGATTTGCCCTCGATGACCGCCTCGATGCCGAAGGCGAGCACGTTCTCGCCCACCGTGGCCGAACGCGGCCCGAGGCGCAGCTGGTAGTTGGTGGCGGCAATGGTCACGTCCACCACCATGTCGATCCGCCAGACGCCGCCGCCGAGATCGACAAGCGCCCTCGAGATCATCGGGTTCGGCCCGGCGAACCAGCTCTCGATGACGCCGGTGGCGAGGTTCACCACCACACCCGTGTCGCCCGCGCCGGAGGCGGCAAAGTCGAGCATCGCCTTGCCGGAGCTGCCGGCCGCCACGTAAGCCGAGATCGCGACCCGCTCGCCGCCTGCGAAGGAGAAGAAGCCCGGCGTCGCCCCGTGCCACGTCGCCCCGCCGCTTGCGATCAGCGCCGGCGCGGTGAAGCCGCGATGGCTGCCGCTGCCGGCCGTGAGGGTGACACCCCCGCCGATGGTGTTCCAGCCGAGCGGCGCCGCGCCCTGCGTGGCGATGCCAAGGCGCATGCCGGCCGGCCGGTCGTGATGCGGCTCGCTCCACCAGCTCGCCAGATCCTTGAAGCGCCAGATCCAGTCCTCGCCGTAGTCGCCATCGGCTATCGGGCTGCGGAGCTGCGCCTCGCGATCCGCTGGGGTTGCGTAGTACCAGTCGAAGCCCTCGCCCCCGGCGATGTTCGATTGCAGGTAGGCGCGGTCATACACCGCCGGCGCGCCCGCAACCGCGTCCGCGTGCTCGAAGCCGTCGCGCCAGTCGGAGATGGGCATGTAGTTGTCGATGCCGACGAAATCGATGTTGGCATCGGCCCAGAGCGGATCGAGATGGAAGAAGCGGTCCCCCGAGCCGTCCGCCGGATCATGCCCGAAATATTCCGACCAGTCGGCGGCGTAGCTGATGTCGGTGCCGGGCCCGAGGATGGAGCGCACATCGGCCGCAAGGCCCTGAAGCTCCGCCACCGCCGGATAGCTGGTGGCGCTGTCGCGGATGGTGGTGAGGCCTCTGAGCTCCGAGCCGATCAGGAAGGCATCGACCCCGCCGGCAACCGCGCAAAGATGCGCGTAGTGCAGAATCATCCGCCGCCAGCCCCAGTCATTGCCGCCGATCCAGGAGACGGTCTCGCCCGAGACGGCGAAGTCGGACACCTGCGCATTGCCGAAGAAACCCGCGACTTGGCTGGCCGCCGTTGCCGTCTTGTCCACCGAGCCGGCAAAGCCCGGCGCCGGCGAGCACGTGATGCGCCCGCGCCAGGGATAGGCCGGCTGCCCCACCGTCGCCGCACCGTCCGAGTAGGGATCAGGCAGGGCGTTGCCCGGCGCGATGTCCATGAGGATGAAGGGATAAAAGGTCACCCGGAAGCCGCGCGCCTTCAGTTCGCGGATCGCCTGCACCACGGCCGCGTCGCTCGGCGTGCCGCCATAGACAGGCCTTCCCTCGGCATCGGTCGAGACCAGATGCGCCGATGCCCGGTCCACCCCGTTGACCTGCCAGACCTGCGGCGTGGTGGTCTTCGCGGAGGTCTCGACGCCGGGCCGGATCTCGCACTCCCCGGCGCGCAGGTCGTTGCCGAACCACGCGACCACCAGCGACACGCTCTCGACCGCCGGTGCCAGTGCCTCGAGCCGGTCGAGGGAGACCAGGAAATCCGCCCTTTCGGTCTCGGCGTGCACGCTCTCCGGCGTGGTCTTGGCGCCCTCGGTCCGCATCACCGGCTCCGTGGCATAGACGAACTCGCCCGCGCCGGGGATCATGGTGACGGCCCGGATCGCCCCCTCGGCGGTGTCGGAGTCGGCCAAGGGGCGGAAGACCTCGACGCTCAGCTGAGGAATGCGGTTGCCGAAGGGCGTGAGGTCGAGTTCCTCGAAGACGACATAGGCCGTGCCGCGATAGGCGGGCGCGCCCTCGGCGCCCATCTTCGCGGCGATGAACGGGTCGGCCGCCTGTGCCTCGTCGCCCGGATACCAGCGCCAGGTGACGGTCGATGTGTCGAGAAGCTCGCCGTCGGCCCAGATGCGGCCGATGCCGGTGATGGGGCCTTCGCACAGAGCGACGGCGAAGGAGGCGGTATAGGAATACTCGGTCGTGGTGACGCTCGGCCCGCCGCCCTTGCCGCCGCCTTGCGTCGTGGTGTTCACATGCTCGGTGAAGTCGGTGGCCCAGATGATGTTGCCACCCAGACGAATGCGGCCGAAGACGCGGGGGATCGTCGTGCCTTCGGTGGCGGAAGTCACCCGCAAGCTGTCGAGCCGCGCGCCCTCGTAGCGCTGATCGGGCTGCAGGGAGCCGACGATCCAGCTGTCGACGACCGAGCCCGCCATGGTGCCGATCGCCCCGCCGATGGTGGCGGCGGAAATGCCGAGGATGCCACCGCCGATCGAGGCGCCGATGGCCTGACCGGCAAGGCCGAGCACGAGCGTGGCCATCAGCGCCTCCGGGGTTGGGGATAGAGAAAGGCAAAGGCCAGACGCCGCCGCCAAGACCGGGTGAAGGGCTCCTCGATCACGCCCAGCCGTTCGCGGGCGTGGATCATGGTTTCGACGTCGGTGAGGATGCCGACGTGCTTGGCGATGGCGCGCGCGCGCATACGGAACATCAGGAGCGCACCGGGTGGCGGATCAGCCGTCCTCAACTCGATCATGCAGGAGCGTGCGCCGTCCGCCAGAACCTCGACCGGCCCGGTCTCGCCCCAGTCGCGCGAGTAGGGCGGGATCGGGAACGGCTCAGGCCCCACCACCTCGCGCCAGATGCCCCGGGCTAGCCCTAGGCAGTCACAGCCGACGCCACGGACGCTCTGCTGGTCGTGGTATGGCGTGCCGAGCCAGGACCGCGCCGCGGCGATCACCTTCCCGCGCGCGGCCGGCCGCCGGATGAAGCCCGCGCTCACAGGACGCTCCCGTCGTTGGCCTTTCCTTGGGAGGCGTAGCGCAGCACGGTGTCATTGCCGGGGATATGCGGAAAGCCCCGAAAATTGGCCGTGTTGGCGAAGCGGTCGCGGCAGGTGGCAAAGGACTTGTCGCAGCCGGCGCGGATGGTGAAGGCGTCGTTCGCGGCGATGGGGCTGCCGGGCGGTTCCAGCAGCGTAATGATCGCCTCGCCGGTGGTGGCGACCTCGTGGCGCTCCACCTCCACGCGCCGGCCGGCATTGGCACCGGTGTCCCAGGTCAGCGTGCCGAAGGTGAAGAGTCCGGCCGCGAAGCCCGAGAGCCCCGCAGCAGAAAACGCCCGGTCGCGCAGGAGAACCGCGACGGTGCCGGCGCCCTTCCAGGCCGGGCTGTCCAAGTCGATCCCGCAGCGCCCGTCGCCCAGCACCGCGTCGCAGCCGGCCTGGAAGCTCCGCCCCACCGGCTGATCGAGCACATGAGCGAGGCTCCGCATCTCGGCGGTGAAGGCCACCCGCCCACGCCGGATCTCGCCGATGGCACCGCGCCGCATGAGCACCCGCTGGCTCGTATCCTGCCAGTTCACCCGCCAGACTTCGACCGCCGCGCCGTCCCAAAGCCCCGCGGCGATGTCGGATTCGGTGATGACGCCGGAGCGCAGCACGCCTTCCGCGTCCTGCGCATCGACCGCGAGATCGGAACCCGCGCGCAGTTCCGAGGCCGCAAAGCCGCTCTCGGGCTCGAAGCTCGTGCCGTCGAAGTTGAGCGTCCGGTCATGGTCGGTGAAGCCAAACACCTGGCCATCGGCGCGGGTGATGCGCCAGCACCAGGCGAGCGTCGTGGTGCCCTCGTCGAGATGGGCCTGCAGGGCGGGCAAAAGAGATTTCATCGCCGTATCTCCAGAAGCGGAATGGAGGTGATGGAACCGAGCCGCTCGAAATCGAGGGTGACATCGAGCGTGTCGGTGTCGAAGCGCACCGGCACGTCGAACTCGAAGCCGGCGGTAATGACGGCGCCCTCTGCGGGGGCAGTGTCGAAGCTGACGAGACCGGTCGTCACATCGACCGACCAGCCGCCTGCCTGCTCGACGCCGTCCACGGCAACCCGCACCGTGCCCGCGACCGGCTTCGTGATCGTCCGGCTCCAGCTCTGCGCGCCCGAGGCGTAGAGCTTTACCAGCTGGAAGGCCCTCGTCACGGCGTCCCCGGTGCCGATCTGCTGATCGATCGCCGAAGGCGCCTGCGAGGGTGCGCAGGACTTGTAGTCGGCCCAGTCCTTGAAGCGGAAGCCGTAGAGCCTGCCGTTGCGCGCCTCGAAGAAGGCGACGACGATGGCGAGATCGTCCGCGCGGCGGATGCCGTAGGCGACATCGTAGCGCCGCCGGCTGTTCGCCCAGCTGGCGTTGCGCTCCTCCTCCCCGCTTGCCAGCGTCACCACCTGCGTGCGCCGTTCGGGGCCGCCCCTGGCACGCCGGCTGATGTCTTCGGGAAACCGCACCTCGTGGAACGCCATCAGAGCCCCCTGCGGCCGAGTGACACCGCCCGCGCGATGTCGGCGGCGATCTGCGCGCGGGACTGGCGGAAGCCTTCCACATCGCGCGCCATGATCGTGACCTGAACGGGTGCTGCCGCACTGAATCCGGCCGCGACCTCCCGGCGCGAAAGCACCCGCTCGCCCCGTTGCAGGATGGCCGGCACCTCGTCGGGCCTGAGTCCGGGCCAGCCTCCAGTGTGCAGCCGCGGCGCCGTGGCCCACAGCGCGCCCGTGAGCGCCCTTTGCGGCCCGCCTGCTCCCACCATGCCACCGGCATGCAGAACCGCGCCCGTGGCGCCACCCAGCCCGCCCAGCGCGCCGCCGAGAAGCGTGGCGAGCGGCCCCGTGATCCACTGCCGCGTGGCAAGGCGGGCGAAGTCGGCCAGGATGGAGCCCACAAGGTCGCCGATCTCGAGCTTTGCCCCGGAGACGAACTGCGCGACCGCATCCTCGGCGCTTCGGAACGCCCCGACGAAAGCGTCACCGAGCTGGCCGCCCCAGTTACCGGCCTCCTCGGCGTAGGCTGCGAGGCTCTCGGCCACAGCCTCCCACCCCTTGGCCTGCTCCTCGAGCGCCGCGCGGGTGGCGCTCGAGGCCGTTGCCGCCGCGCGCTGCTCCCGGTTCCACTCCTGCAAGGCAAGGCGGTTCCGCGCGGCGGCCCTGGCATTCTCGACGAAAGCCTCGCGCTGGCGGCGCAGCCCTTCCTGCAGGATCGGGTCGAACCCGATGATGTCGCCAAGCCGCGCATCGAACCGGGCCCCCGCAAGCGCACCGGCAAGGCCCACCGGATCGTCGCGGTAGCGCAGGCGGATCTCGCTCTCGGCAAGCGCCGACAGCCCCTCGGCGGCAAGCGACGCCGCATTCGCAGCGGCGCGGCCGATCTCGTCGGCAAGCGCGGTGGCGCTGCCCGCCGCCGTCGAGACCGAGGCGCCCGCGTCATCCATCAGCGCGCGGAAGCGGATCGCGGCGAGCGAGGCATCGGTGAGGCGGGCGAGAAACGCGCGCTGCTCGGCCGTCATCGCCTCGAGGCCGCCAAGTGCCGCGATGTAGCTCGCGCGCAGGGCCTCGAGCGCGCGCGACTGCGCCTCGATCCCGCGCGCGTCCCTCAGATCGGCCATGGCGCCCGCGAGCGCGGCGGCATCCTCGAAGGTGATGCCCAGCGCGTCGCGCAGCCGGTAGATTGGGCCGGTGAGTGAGCCGATCTCGAGAAGGCCGTTCTGAAGCTCTGCAAGCGCGGTCGAGATCGCGAGGTTACGCTGGACATTGTCACCCACGTCGAGCCCCTCGCGGAGGAGCGCGCGCTGCTCGTCGCGCAGCCGCTCGATCTCGGCGTTGACCTCGGCCACCCGTGCTGCCGCCTGCGCGAACTCCGCGCGCGATCGCGTGCCGATGTCGCCCAGCGCCGCGCGGACAGCCTCGGCCGACGCCGCGATCTGCTCAAGCGCGTCAAGGCGGGCAAGATCGCGCTCGACCGCCAGAAGCTCGCGGGCCTGACCTGCGAGCGTGCCGTAGGTCCTGGCAAGCTCGGCGGTGCTCGCCCCGGCCTCGCGCGCCCGGGTCGCAAAGGCGCCGACGGCCGCCTCAAGCGCGCCCACACTTTCGGCCAGCTCCTTCGAGCGGTCGGCGGCCTCGAAGAGGTCGATCACGAACGGCCCGAGCACGGCCGCCACCGCGCCGATGGCGATGCCAAGACCGCCGAACCCGAGAAGAAGGTCGGGCATCTGCACGGCAAGCGCCCGGAAGTAGTCGCCCGTGACCGCCCCCTGCTGCGCCACCTGGCTGAGCTGCAACCCGACATTGCGCATCGCCCCGCGCGCATTGTGCGCGCCGAGCCCGAGACCGCCCATGCGCCGGTTGAGGCTGTCGATCTCGCGCCCGACCATCGCGAAGGACCGGCTGCCCTCCTCGCCGATCCCGCGGAACTCCGCACGCACCTCGCGCCCGCCGGTCGCGGCAAGGCGCACGCTCACGCGATGCTCGGCCATGCTCAGTCTCCGCTGCGTTCATTGAGCCGCGCCACCATCACCGCCTCGATCTCGGGCAGGAATTCCGCGACCGCGGCGGGATCGGCGCCCATCGCCCGCGCCAGTGCCAGTGCCGCCGCGAAATCCCAACCGATGACGGCGCCGGTGGGGCCAATACGAAGCTGGCCGCCAAGGCGGCGCGCAAGCTCCCAGGCCTGCAGTCCCTCAATGCTTGCGGGCGCATTTACGAGCCGCGGGCAGTCGTCGCAGGGTTGGCCGCAGGCGCGGCAGTAGTCGGCGCCGCCGCCGAATTCCCACTCGGCGAGGGCGCGGAGGCGTTTTTTTCCTGCTCCAGCGCGTGAAGCGGCGCGAGGAACCCCGCGCGGAAGGCAAGATAGACCCATGGCACGTCGATCAACGCGTCGATGGTCTCAGGGCTCGGGGCGTCGATCGGGTTGCCATCGGCGTCGCCGACCCCTTCCCAGCCGATGACCACCCGCCGCGCCCATGCCTTCGCCTCGGCAACGCCCGGATCGACGGCCGGGGTCTCGTCGAAGGCGCCTGCCTCCGCCATCTCCCGCCAGACCTGGGCGGCAAGGGTGCTCACCGGCGGCAGAACCTGCAGCCGAAGCCCTCGGCCGAGGTCGAGCCAGCGCGGGGCGTGGGTCAGATTGAGTTTGAGCATCAGAAAGCACTCACATTGTTGACGAGGGTCACGGTGCACATCCGCCCCAGCGCGTCATCGCGCGCGCCCTGCCAGGCGAAGCTTGCCTGCACGCCGCGCGGGCCTTCGATGGCAAGCCGCGGGCGCGGCAGGAACACGGAATGGGCGGTGATTGTCAGGCTCTCCCCGCTCGGCAGCGCCCAAGCGAATTCGAGCTCGCAGGCGCCGCCCGCCACGGCCTGATCGACAAGCGTCGTGTCGGCGAAACGCACGTCGATGGTGCCGGTCAGCGCGGCCACCGAAGGGTCGGCGCCGTCGATGCGCCCGTCGGCGCGGATGGTCTCGATCCGGTCGAGGTTGTTGGCGTACTCGATCTCGGCCACCACGACATTGCCGAGGCTCGCGCCATTGCGGGTGATGGAGCCGTGGAAATGCCCGAACCGCTGCAAGGCGATGGCGGCGGGCGTGCCCGCCTGCGAACTCGCGGCCGTGGTCTCGCCCTGCGCGACGAGGCTGACGGTGGCAACGAGGTTCCCGGCCCGTTCCATGCGCAGTTGCAGGCGGTCGGCAACGCAGCCCGCATACATGGAAAAGCGCGGCACCTCGGGCATGCCGACCTCGATCGACATCGAGGGCAGGCTCCAGGCACCCGAGCGGAACTCGTGCGTGTAGGGGCCGGTGCCGCTGGTGACCGGATCGCCGAAGAGCGCCTTCAGCCAGTAGCCGATCGCCTCGACATCCACCGGAATGCCGATGTCCCCGTCGACCGTCATCGCGTCGCGGATGGGCGCGGCCGGATCGCGCCCAAGGCCCAGAAGGTCGCTCTCGATCAGCGGCTGCTCGGCGCCGAGACCGCAGCTCGTGAAAGGCATCCGCACGAAGCCCGAGGCAGGCGTGGTGCCATAGGTCGTCTCGAAGGCGAGCGCGAGCTGCGCCCGCGCCCCGCTGGCGCGTGCCATGTGTCAACTCCTTCCCTTGGGATCAGGCGAGCGGATCGCTCGTCGAATAGCTCACCACCACCGGCACCACGGCGGCCTTGAGGCTCGCGCCCCCCTCGAGGGGCAGATCGGCCGGCGCGGGTGCCTCGGCCTCGACCCAGTCGCAGAGCCCGCCCAGCGTGCGGTCGGCGGCGAGCGCGGCGCCGATGGCGGCGCAGAGCGCGTCAAACTCGGCATCCCGGTCGCGGCCCTGCACGATCACTTCGAGCTCGGCGCGGTGGTGGTAATGCCAGATGAGCGGCGAGAGCGTGACTTCCGGCTCGCCCGGGTCTCCGTCACGCAGGATCACGAGCCCCCCGGCCGGCACCCGCTCGGGCAGCACCTCGCCGCGCAGGACTGTTGCGGGCAGGGTAGAGAGCCGCGCGTGCAGCGCGGAGAGGATTGTTTCGCGGGTGGTGGGCATGCTTTTTGGTTCGTGTAGGATGCGAAAAACCAAACCAATTTCGTGAGGCGCCGATGCGACTGATTGTTCACTTAACCTTCTTTCCGTGCGATAAGGGGAAAGGAGGAAGACCCAATGGGACAATCATCGACATCGAAGAAACGCAGGTCGCGGGACGCGGCGACGAAGATGGCCGAGCAGCGTCTGAGCGTGCTGGAGCTGGCCAGGAAGCTTGGCAACGTGGCCGAGGCCTGCCGGCGGCGGGGCATGGACCGGACCAGCTTCTACGAGTGGCGCCGGCGGTTTCAGACCCACGGCTTCGAGGGGCTGAAGGACCTGCCGCCGATCCACAAGAGCCACCCGCAGACGACGCCGCCCGAGACGGTTGAGAAGATCAAGGCGCTGGCGCTCGAGCACCCCGCCTATGGCTGCAACCGCT